AGATTTTTGCCGACATGGTGAAGATCGGCCAGGCCGATGCCAAGGGCCGGCGGGAAGATGCGAAGCTGGAACTGCAACGCAAGGGTTTGAAGCTGGACGAACAGAAGTTCGCGCTGATGGAGCGCAAGGCCAAGGCCATGGACGAAGCGGCGGAGCAGATGAAGCTGCTCAAGGCCGGCGGCAAGCTGATGCCGGACGCGGAGCGCACGGCGATCCTCGACAAGATGGACGAAATCCTCGGTCTCAAGAAATAATGGCGGCCATCCTTCCATCACTCAAGATCGACTCGGACGCGATGCTGCTGAAGTATTTCATGAAGCACCAGGCGACGTGGATCACCGACGAGTCGCGGATGTTGCTGGCTGAGAAGTCGGTGCGGATCGGCTGGACGTATTCGGATGCGTTCAAAAACGTGCGCAAGCGCCTCCGCCATCCCAACCGCCACTACCTGTTTTGCACGAAGGACCAGCGCTCTGCGATCGAGTACATGGAGACGTGCCTCAAGTTTGCGGAAATCTTTAACTTCGCGCGCTCGATCGTGAGCCACGGCATGGATAGCGTGAACGTGGCGGCCGTGGACGATGCCGGCAAGAAATTCACCGAGGAGGTGAAGTTCGCGGTCATCAAGTTCGACAACGGCAGCAAAATCATGGCGTTCAGCGCCAACCCGTACGCCATGGCGGTATTCGAGGGCGACGTGGGCCTCGATGAATTTTCCAAGCACAAGCAGGCCGAGAAACTTTGGGAAACGGCACAGGGCCGCATCACCTGGGGCTATGACGCGGCGATGTGGTCGGCTCATGACGGTACGGACACCCTGTTCTACCAATTCTCCCGCGAGGCGACGGCCGGCAAGGGCGGATGGGTGCATTACAAGGCGACGATCGTCGATGCCATCGAGATGGGGCTGGTTGAAAAAATCAACGAGACGCGCGGCACCAACTACACCCGCGAGCAATTCCTCGCCGATTGCCGGACGCGCGCCCGGCTGCCGGAAATCTTCGAGCAGGCGTACATGTGCAACCCATGCGGCAGCACCAGCTCGATAGTCTCCTGGCCGACGATCCTGAGCTGCTGCTTCGACTACCAGATTGCACGCCTGCACCTGGAAGCCCACCAGGTGACGGAAATCTTCGGCACCTATGAGAAGGAAACCGCGCCGGCGCGCGAGCGCTTGATCACGATCTATATCCAACAGATCTTCGGCAAGGTGTTCGCCGATCCGCAGCGCTACCGCCTCGGCTTCGATGTGGCGGCCAGCGGCCAGGGCGACCTGGCATCGATCTACGTTGATCGCAAGATGGGCGATGACTTCCGCCTTGCCGCGCTGTTCACCTGCCGGACCGATGACTGGCATTTCCTCAAGCGCGTGCTGTGGACGTTCCATGAGAATCTGTCGGCGCTCAAGGCCGCCGGCGACGAGACCGGACTCGGCCGCCAGATTTGTTGGGAAACCAAGGTGCAATTCCCCGGCATCTTCACGCCGGTCAACTTCCGCGGCAACAAGCACAAGATGGGCCTGTCGCTGATGAACCAATTGCAGGTCGCCGAAAAACAGTTTCCGCGCGACCAACCGGACATCGCCCAGGACTACTTCGGACTGCGCAAGATATGGTCTGCCGGCCAATGGGTGTTTTCCGAATCGCGCAACATGCTCAACACCGCGAGCCATTGCGACATCGCATGGAGCGGTGCCCTGGCCAGCTCGGCCGACGAGGGCAGCGCCCCGGCATTCACCTTCCCGCCGCGCCCCACCGGCAAGCGCAGCCGCCAACCGGAAAGGAGCTGGCAATGACCCCTGAAATCCGCCACGCGCCAATTTGGCCGCCGTGCTCACAAAACCGCGATGTGGCACCAATGGGCCTGATCGCCGTCCAAATCGATTTGCAGCGATTTGCAGGGGGTTCGCGACGCCTTTCCGTACCTTTAGCCAATCTTAATCAGCCGGGAGGTGCCGCATGAGCCACAAATCCGGATTCATCGCCCGCCTGGGCGCGATCATGAACCGCGCGGCGCTGGCGGTTTCCCATGCCCTGTGCGTGGCCGCCGCGAACTCATGGCGCGACTACTACAACCCGCTGCGGTCCCTGACGATCGCCAGAGCGGTTATGCTTTTGGAAGCCGGTGAGCGCGGGGCTTATGCGGAGTTGCAGTGGACATACAGATATATCGAGATGCAGGACGCCACGCTCGGCGCGCTGATCGAACGCCGCACCTCGGCGATCCAGGAGCTGGACTGGAACATCAAGATCCGCGCCAAGATTCCGGCCGGCAAACAACAGGTGGCCAAACGCCAAGCCGCGGCCTTGCAGGATGCGTATGACAAGATCGGCAATCTGTCCGAAGCATTCGAGGCGATGGCGCTGGCCACCTTCCGCGGCTTCTCCCGGTTGGAGAAAATCCGCGATGCCGACGGCAACCTTGTCAAGCTGTCGCCGGTGGACCAATGGTTCTGGTGCCGCCGCGGCCTCTATGGCGCGTGGCAGTACAACCGCAACTCCGCCATCGGAGCGATCGACGGCGAGGAAATCGACGAGAGCCGCTTCGTATCCCGCGAGGTGTCGCGGCCGGTGAACCGGGTGGCACTCATCGCGGCGGTTAGAAAGGGCGCCTCACAAAAGGACTGGGATGGCTTCATCGAGACTTTCGGGATTCCGGCGGTGTTTGTAATCATGCCGGAAAACCTGCCGGAGGGCAAGGAAGAGGAATATCTGTCCACGGCCGAGCAAGTCACCAGCGACGCACGCGGCGTGCTTCCGGCAGGCGCGGACATTAAAACGGTGGACAACGGGGCGCGCGGAGTGAATCCCTTCAAGGATCACCTGCAGTACCAGGACGAGCAGGTGGTGCTGCGCGGCACCGGCGGCAAGCTCACGATGCTTGCCGAGAGCGGCAGCGGCACCCTGGCAGGCGGCGCGCACAGCGACACGTTCGCTGCCATCGCCCGCGCCGAGGCCAAGGAGATTTCCGAAATCCTGCAACAGTGCATTGACGCGGAGATCATCGAGGCTGTCACTCCCGGCGAGCGCGCATTCGCGTACTTCGAATTGGCCAACGAGGAAACCGATCCGGCGCAATTGGTGAAGGACATCACGAGTATGGAAGCGGCCGGCCTGGAAACCGATGTGGGCTGGATCGAGGAAAAGACCGGCTATCCGGTCACGCGCCGCCTGGTCAACGCCGCGACCATCCGCCTCAACGAACCTCCCGGCCCCGCCGCAACGCAGCAGATCGATGCGATCGAGAATCAGGCGATCCACAACTCCATTCACAACCGCGAGATCACCGATCTGTTAGGAGACTGGATCAACAACATCGTGAAAAACCATCCATCCGTCGCCAATCGGGAACCCGCTGTTGAACCCGCCGTTGATCCCGCCTTGCAAGGACTCCGCGATGCGCTTGCAAGCGACCTGCAACCCCTTGGCGACGCGCTGCAGGCGGCCGTGATGTGCGGCGACGATGCCGCGATGCGCGCCGAGCTGAAAAAAATCTCCGCCCGCATGCCCGACTTCCTGGAAAGCCCCGCCCTGACCAAGTTCCTGGCCGAGCAGAATGTCACCGCCCTAACCACACCCGCCAAGATCCCCGCACCATGAGAGCGAAAATACACAACCGTTCCGGCGAGATCCCGGCCGATGGCTGGTTCCAAATCGAGGTGACCGGCGAGCATCCCGCCGGTGCCAACCGCAAGCAGGTCATCGATGCTGTGGCGCTCGCCGCCATCGTCAATCGCTTCCAGGCCGATGCGGCCGATGAGAACTTTGCCGGCATGCTGGTCGATAACGATCACCTGTCGCACGACCTGACACAATCCACCGAGGCGCTGGCATGGGCCAGGGAGCTGGCCATCCGCAACGGCGAGTTGCATGGCCGCCTCGAACTGACTGATACCGGCGAGGCCGCGGTCAAACACAAACGCTTCAAGTTTTTCTCCACCGAATACGACCCCGAGGATCTGCAAGACCTCGGCGACGGCCGCGTGCGGCCGTTGCGCCTCAGCGGCCTCGCATTCACGAACCGCCCTAACAACAGGGGCGGCAAACCCATCTCGAACCGGAAGACTCCGGCGACGGAACCCGCATCCCCAAAAAATATGAAGAACATCGCCAACAAACTGAGTCTGCCTGATGACGCCGATGAGGCCGCCATCATCGCTTCAATCGAAACCCTGCTCGGCAAACTCAAAGCCGCCGAAGCCGCCGAGGCAGGCACCTCCGCCGACGCCATCATGAACCGCCTTGGCAAGCGCGTCCCGGAGGCCGTCCGGCCGCTGTGGCGCGAGAAGCTCATCGCCAATCGCGCCGAGACCGAGCCGCTGATGGAGGCGAGCTTCCCGGCCGTCGCCGCTGTGACCCCGCAAGCGCCCATCCACAACCGCAGCGGCGCCGTCACGCCCGAGCCGGTGAGCGACGGCACGTCCGACGCTGCCGCCGCCGATGCCAACAAGAAGGCTGCCGCCATCCGTAACCGTGCCGGGGAAATTTCCCGCACGCAGAAAATCCCGTTCAACCAGGCTTTCAACCTGGCCAAATCCGAACTCGCCTGATCTCCGCCAGCAACTCCTGAAACAAAACAACTGATAGACCTATGAAATCAATCTTCGAACAGCAATCCAACACCATTGATGGTGCCGTCTCCATACTGGTGGGTGCCACCACTTTAGTTGGCAAAGAGGGCCTGCTCTGCGTGCTCGGCTCGGCCGGCCTTGTCCCCGTCGCCGCCAAGAGCGACCTCGCCCTCTACCTGATCCTGGAAGGAGCCGCCCCCGGAGCTCTGGCCACGGTCTGGCCGATCACCGCCGACGGGCAGGTACGGATCAAAGCCAAAGGGACCGGCAGCAAGGGCGACACCCTGGTGCTCGCCACGGGGGCGGACGTCGGCAAGGTCTCGACCTTCGCCGCGCAGACGGACCGCAATTTCTCGCCAGGCATCGCCGAGGAAAACTATGTGGACGGCCAGCTCGTGCTGGTGCGGCCGTTGGCATCCTACGTCTACGGAGCCACTGCCGCCGTCAGCGCCGCTCCAGCGGTTACCGCCGCCACCAATACGACTCCCTACGGCTATACCACCGCCGCCCAGGCCGATGCCATCCGCGCCTGCGTCATCGAGATGCGCGCCGTGCTCATCTCCAAAGGATTCATGGTCTGAATCTAACCGAATCAACAGCAACCCGAAACACAACAACTGAACCAACAATATCATGAGCAAGCTTGCTTCAATCTCCTCCCTGCCGATGCTGCGCCAATACGCTCAGGGTCAGGCCCAAGACATGACGTCCGCTGTTGCGGACTTCCTCGCCCCCACCGTGCCGGTTGCCACCTCGGCAGGCCGCTTCAAGGTCTACACCGAAAAAAACAAATTCCGGATTCCCAATACGGCGCGCGCGCTGGGCGGGCAGGCCACACAGCTTGGCTTCGCCGCCACGGATGCCACCTACAACTGCCAGCCAAATGCGCTGGATTTCCCTGTCGACAATCTCGAAAAATTGGAAACCTCCGATCTGGAGAACATCCTGCAGGAAGGTGCCGACCTCGTCGCCCAGGCCGCCGCTCTCGCCCATGAGAAGACGGTGCTCGACAAAGCGATCGCCGCGGTGGGTTCCGGTACCGCGCTGTCCATCGGATCGACCGATGACGTCATCGACCAGCTCGACGGCGATATTCTATCGGTCATCAAGGCGGCCAAATTCGGCGGCCTGATGGGCGTTGGCGTGTTGATCGGTGCCGGTGCCTGGCGCAAGGTCAAAAATCATGCCAGCGTGCGCAACCGTTTCGTCGCAGGCGGCAAGCAGCAGTTCAACAACCTCGGTATCGCCGATCTCGGCCAATTGCTCATCACCAATGCCGAGTGCAAGATCTCGCTGCTATGCTACGACACCGCGCCGGAAGGTGTCGCCGAAAGCATCAGCTTCATGCTCGACGGAGATATACTCATCTTCGCCAAGCTCGCCACGCCGACACGGCGTGACCCGAGTTTCATGAAGACGTTCCGCCTGCGCGGCCAATGGATGGTTCCGGGATCCTACATCACGCCGGACGGCCGTGGAGAAGTCGCCAAGTTCGATTGGAGCGAAGACGTCCAGGTCACCAACTCCGCCGCCGCCATCCGGCGAACCGTGGCTCTCTCCTGAGTCATCTTCCGACCGGGAGGCGGTCCGACCCCGCCGACCGGTTTGGAATCCACCAAACACATATCTCCGTTTCTCCCGCAAACATATATGAAAACGCAACACTGCATCCTGACTGTCGCCCTGCTCTGCATCTCCGCCCTCGCCTGTCATGCCGCCCCCGGCCTCGACGCGCGCGCCGCCATCCCGCCCGATCCCGTGTCAAGTTGCTTGACCCCGGCCAAGGACTTCGCGCCCATCGCAATCAGCGCCGTCCCGGCCTGCGACGTGCTGTGGATCCACACCGCGCCCTGCACCCCGGACGTCCCCGTCTACCTCATCACCGCCGATGACCTCCTGTGTGAGCGAACGGCCGCGAGTGTGGCCGGCGAGCCGCGGCACGAGCCATACGTCACGCCCTTGCATGAGCACGGATGGTACGGTGCGGCAGTCATTCATCCGGCCGCCGACTGGCGCTGGCATTCCACCTGGCATCCCGCCGGCCTCTATTGGTGATTCACGTCCGCAAGACGCATAACAGCGGCGGGTGGGTTTTTAGGGTTATTCTCCCGCCCGCCGCTCTTCCTCCAGTCTTCTGTCTTCTGTCTTCCTCTCTACCATCTTTCCCCCATGCTCTGGATCACTCCCGTCGCCGCCGATCTCGAATCCGTCATGACCTCCAACGAGGCCGCGATCGCGCAACGCGCCGTTTCGGTGGGTACTCCCGACCGCACGCCGGAAATCCTGGCCAACCTGATCGCCGAGATCCGCGGAATGATCGCCACCTGGGTTCCGAATTCCATCTCGGCCGATCCGACTAAAATACCGCCGTCCTTCAAGGCCCGTTTTCTGGTGCTTGCCCGTGGCCGGGTGCTAACCGGACTACCGGGATACGCCCAAAGCGATGAGCGTAAGGCGGAAGCCGCCGCCGCCGAGGCGTGGCTGCTGCTGGTCGCGAAGGGAATAATCCGGCCGGAGCCAGCCGACGATGCGGTAACCACCGGAGTTCCTTCCGAAAAATACGCCCCCAAGCCTCAAATCAATGCCCGCGAGCGCTATTTCCAACGCGACCAACAACAAGGGATCTGACATCCCCGCCGCGACACCTTCCGAACCATAATATCTGACTATCTAACATCATGGCCAATATCGCACTTTCCTCCGGCACCCCCACCGTCACCACCACCGGCCTGACCGCCGGAGCCGGTTACTCGATCCAACATATCGGCGGCATCAAGGCCGAGGTGCAGGTTGGAGCAAGCGCCGGATGGTTGCTCATCTACGCCGCCGGCAAAGGACCTGGATGCTATATCCCGGCCCTATGTGGCACCACCATCCGCTGGAGTCTCGACGGTTCCTCTGCGAGCGCCGAAATAACCCTCACCGCCTCAGCATGATCCCGGCCGTACAATCGATCATCCCGACTGCCGTCCTGCCCGCTGTCCTGCCCCTGGATCAGGCAGAGATGGCGAGTCGTGGAGCGGCGATCGATGCGACGGCCAAGGCCTATCAGACGACGACCGGTATTTCCAAGTCAGCCGCGAGACGGTGGTCCAAGTTTTTGCTGGGTCTGGATGCTTTAAGCATCCGCACGTCCCTCATCGATGCAGTCGTGCTGCGCGCCGACATGCAACCCACCGGCGGCACCACGGCGTACAGTTTGCTTGGCACCTCGAACCTGGCGATGAACGGAACCATCACGCGTCACAAGAACGGATTTGTTTTCGGCAATGATTCGGACAGCTCCCCCACCGTTCCAAGCTATTGCACCGGATCCTTTCCGGTCACTTCGGGGGATGTGACGATGATCTTCGCATCCTTCCGACCGAGCGAATCCAACATCACCCACACGCATGCTCCGGTGATGTTGTACAAGCCGGCAAATTCAGCAACCCCGCTGCCGGCATGGACGGTCAATAGCCTGTGGGCGCAGGCGGAAGGCTCCAATTTTCTGGCCTATACCTATGACGGGATCGGCAACTTTTCGCCGTTTGCCATATCCGCGCACAGTCCGGCGGAGACGCGCTACATGCCGATTGCCCTGAGCAATGCGGCAGTGGGGGCGGCCGGATCCCTGACGGCGCGCATACCAGGGCAAACCACCGCGAGCACCACCGGAACCGGATCGAAAACGTTCAACCGTTTGGAACTCGGCCGCTACTCGGATTCCGGTTACGGATCATGGAAAAACTATGATGACTCGCTGGTGCCGTTTGTTTTTGCCTTTTCAAAAATTCTGAGCACCACCGAGCTCGCTGGATTCAATGCTCTCGTCGATCAATATATCCATCCGAAATACCGGATCGTGGCCGAGGGAGACAGCATGTCGTCGTCGACCGTTGGCCTGTGCCTGTTCTTCCGCGATCGCGCCGGGTTTTTCGGATCGAACATGGATTTGGTCGAGGTGGCGACGGGCGGGGAAACCACCACCCAAATGGTGTCTGAAATCGGCACTGCGGCAGGAATCAATGATCAGGGCAGCAGCAGCTTCCCGGTGATCTGCACGATCTGGGGAGGGCAAAACGACCGCGCCATTGATGGCAACCAAACCCATGCCAATCTTCGTACGCTGTGGGCCGCGGCTAAATCCCGCGGAATGAAAGTGGTTGCCTTCACGATAACCAAATCGAGCTCCATCACCGCCGCCGGATGGGAAGCCGACCGGCTGCTGGCAAATGCCGCGATCCGGGGAGATGCCGGACTCGGCTATTATGACTATCTGATGGATGTCGATGCCCTCATCGCCGGCGCATCGAGCTACAATCCTTATTACCTGGATCCGGCCTGGTACAACCAGGTCATCCCCGACCAGGTCCATCTGACCAGCACGATACCAGGCGGCAATACACAGCTGATGGATGCCCTCTATACTCTCATCTCGGCCGAAATTCCCTGACCCATGCCCGACGCAACTCTCACCCAGATCACCGACGCGCTCATCGCCGCGCGCGATCGCGGGTTGCTGCCCACCACGCTGGACAGCGCCGGGCTGCGGGAGTTGGGTTCGGAACTTTTGGCCAGGTCGTTTTTCAGCGCGCACGCTGCCAATGCGACATATATCTCGGATGCGAAGGGCTTTGTTGACCAACTCGCGGCCGGCGACATTGGTGAGGGGCAGACCCGCACGGCGATCTGGGAAGCGCTCAAAGCGCAGGGCTACACGCCCGAGGGCGGCTTTCCCGACACGCCGGTCGGCCAGGTGCCACCGGCCGTTGCAGGGAGCCTGCAAGACCTCAGCAGCCATCGCCGCATCGACCTCATTGTCCGCACGCAAAAAGACCTCATGACCGGGGCCGGCCAGCAAGCCCGCGGCATGATTCCCGAATATCTCTCCGCCTATCCGGCATACGAGCTCATTCGGGTCGGACGGGTCAAGGTGGCCAGGGATTGGCCGGCTGACTGGCTGATCAGCGGTGGCAAGCCCGCAGGCAAGGAATTCAATCCGCTGGCCTATCAGTTCATCGGCGCATCCACCGGATGGTTTGCGCTGAAAGGGGATCCGCTGTGGGGAGAGCTTGGGAGTTCGGGTAACTTTTCCGATGCGCTCGATACGGACCATCCGCCGTTCCGGTTTAACTCCGGCATGGGCTGGCGGCCGGTGAGCGCCGCGATGTGCCAGCTCCACGGAATCACCGGACCCAATGGCGAAACGCCCGCGGAATGGGCCGCCTCGCGTCCCAATGTCCTGGGCGGAAAAATGCCGCTGCCCGAGCCACAGGTTTCGCTGAAAGGCGTGGATCCGGCGATCATCAAACAATTCATGGCCGATACCCGGGCCACAGCCGACCCCACCAAGCCGGGGGTGTTGAATTTTTCCGATATCCTTGCCAGGGGACTCGCCGAGGCCAAAGCCGCCTACCTCCAATGAGCGACTCCGTCATCACCATCACGGTCACCGGCAGGGATGCCGCTGCAGCGCGGGTCAATTGCCTGATCCGCGGTCTCACCAGTCGCCGCCCATTGCATGCGCAGATTGCCACCGATGCCGTCACGGAGACCGGGAAACGTCTCCAACAACTCAATCGCCACAATACCGCGACGCGTCTCGGTGCCGAGCCCACCAACTTCCGCGACCGCAACGCGCTCTCGCTGCAACCCGTCAGCGACGATGACGCGGCATACATGCTCATTCCGCGCAACACCGGACTCGGCCGCGCGTTTCACGACGTGCTGATTCTTCCCGGTACCGGCAAGACATACGTTACTTTATCGGCAAGCCCCCGTACCTA